TGAGACTAGTTCGCAAGACATGGGAAGACAGAACCCTGCCAAACAAAAACTATAGATCAAATTCCAAGATATGCAAGTCATGCCCAATTAAAAAAGCATGTGAGTCTGCAGGTCCAGGCGTGTTAAAAATAGCACCCTTGGAGATTCTCGGTGAAGAATTGTAAGTTTTGCGATAAAAGTTTTAGTCAGTCAGTGTCTTATCAAATATACTGCTCTGCAGAGTGTAGAGATTTAGCAACAAAAGAAAAAATTGCTGAGAGATATTTACATTCAAAAAGACAAAAGAGAAGGGGGAAGACAAGGCTCTGTAGGTCTTGCTCTTCTCCACTCTCTATATATAACGACGACGCAATTTGTTCTTCTTGTGCAGTGAATCCAGATGCAGTAACAAAGGCAATTAAACAAATAAAGGGTAAAACAAATGGTAAAGAATAAGTGGGGGCTAGAAACAAAGCCACACAGAATTTGTGCTATTGATGCTAGCACAAATAGCCTTGCCTTTGCTTTGTTTAACGGAGATGACCTTGAGTCTATCGGAAAAATAAACTTTGAAGGAAATGATGTCTATGAAAAGGTTATGGATGCTGGTAAAAAAGTAAAAGCATTTTTTGATATATACGGTGGGTTTGAGGCAATAATTATTGAACATACAGTATTTATGAATAGCCCAAAAACAGCAGCAGACCTTGCACTAGTTCAGGGAGCAATCCTTGGGTCAGCAGGCCAGACTGGAACTAAGGTTATAGGCAAGGTTTCTCCAATAACATGGCAAAATTATATTGGTAATAAAAAAATATCAAAAGACGAACAACTATATATCCGCTCACAAAACCCAGGAAAGTCTGCATCTTGGTATAAATCTTATGAAAGAAATCTACGCAAGGAAAGAACAATTAAGTTTATCAATACAATATATGATAGAACTATTACAGATAATGATGTTGCTGATGCCTGTGGCATCGGACACTGGGCACTAAAGAATTGGGGTAAGGCAATTGGAGTTGACAACTAGTATCATGGCTGCTAAACTATATACAAGCGAAACATTTATGCGTAAGAGATATCTTATGGATAAAAAAACACCAGAAGAGATTGCAAAGGAATGTGGATGTTCTCTGGAAACTATCTATGTTTACCTTGCTAAATTTGGATTAAGGAAGTCAAAGAGATGAAAAAAATTAAATATATTCTTTTTATTATATCGTTAGTTGCAGCAGTTGGAATTTCTTATGCAACAGCGACACTAAGAAACATGCCTGAAGCATTTAACTGGGAGGAAGACGATGAGTGAAAATCTTAACATAACAGTCGATCAGGTCAACCATCCAACACACTACACAACAGACCCATCTGGCGTAGAGTGTATTCAGATTACTCGTCATCGTAATTTTAATATTGGAAATGCATTCAAGTATCTTTGGAGAGCAGGCATTAAGGATGAGTCAAAAACTATTCAGGATCTTGAAAAGGCAATCTTTTATATCAAAGATGAAATTAATAGACTAGAGGGCAAGTATGTCAACTGAAGATGATTTAGTAAAGCACCTTGACCAGGTTAACCAGGTTGTAGAGGAATACCTAAAAGGAAATGACCCAACTGTAATTTCAAAGCAGTTAGCCATACCAAGACAAAGGGTTGTAACTTTAATCAACGAGTGGAAGGTTATGGCATCTGCTAATGATGCTATCCGTGCTCGTGCAAAAGAAGCGCTTGCTGCAGCAGACACACACTATAGCAAGTTAGTGTCTCGTACATACGAAGTTATTGATGAAGCATCTATGACTAATAACCTTAGCGCAAAAACTGCTGCAATTAAACTTGTAATGGACATTGAGTCTAAGAGAATTGATATGCTGCAAAAGGCTGGACTTCTTGAGAACAAAGAACTTGCAGAAGAGATGATGGAAATTGAAAAGCGTCAAGAGATTCTTGTTCTTATTCTAAAGGACATTGCCTCAGAGTATCCACAGGTTCGTGATGAGATTATGCGTAGGCTTTCTTCATTTGCAAAAGACAACGAGGTGATTACAGTTGTCCACGATGTTCAATGAGTTTCTTGAGGCACTTCAGGACGATCATTTTGAAGAAACTCCAGTAGATGCAAGAACATTTGTAGAAGGTGAAGCCTACCTTGGACAGCCACCCTTGTCTGATATTCAGTACGATATCGTAGAAGCCATGAGTCAGATCTATCGTAAAGAAGATTTGATAAATATTATGGGGGAAGAAAAAGGAACTCAGTACTATAGCAAGTACACAAAGAATGAAATCATTCTGCAACTTGGAAAGGGATCTGGAAAAGACTTCACATCAACAGTAGCATGCTCATATATCGTATACAAACTTTTATGTCTCAAAGACCCAGCAAAGTATTTTGGTAAGCCCTCTGGAGATGCTATTGATCTAATCAATGTGGCTATTAACGCTCAGCAGGCTAAGAATGTTTTCTTTAAAGGTTTTAAATCTAAGATTGAAAGATCCCCTTGGTTTGCTGGAAAGTACTATGCAAAGGCTGACTCAATTGAGTTTAACAAGTCTATCACTGTTTACTCTGGCCACTCAGAGCGTGAGTCACATGAGGGTTTAAACTTGCTTCTTGCAGTTCTTGATGAGATTTCGGGTTTTGCATCTGAGGTTGGAACAGGTAACGAACAAGGTAAGACTGCTGATAATATATACAAGGCTTTTCGTGGTTCTGTAGACTCTCGTTTCCCTGATCTTGGCAAGGTTGTTTTGCTTTCTTTCCCAAGATATCCAGGAGACTTTATCTCAGAAAAGTATGACGATGTTATTGCTGAGAAAGAAGTTGTTGAAAGAACGCATAAGTTTACTATCAACCCACTGCTTCCAGAAGATAGTCCAGACAACTCGTTTGAAATTTCCTGGGACGAAGATCAGATCCTTTCATATAAATATCCAGGAGTGTTTGCATTAAAAAGACCTACATGGGAAGTAAACCCTACTCGTAAAATAGATGACTTTATGATTGCATTTATGACAGACCTTGGGGATGCAATGATGCGCTTTGCATGTGTCCCAACATTTGCATCAGATGCATTCTTTAAGCAGGTAGAAAAAGTAAGAGCATGCATGACATTAAGAAACCCAGTAGACACATTTAAAAGGTTTGATGAATCATTTAAGCCAGACCCAACTAAAAAATATTATGTTCACGCTGACCTTGCACAAAAGCACGATAAGTGTGCGGTAGCAATCGCACATGTAGAAAAATGGGTAAATATTCAAGTAATTAATAATTACGAACAGGTGGCACCTATCGTAGTAGTGGATGCAGTAGCATGGTGGGAGCCAAAGATTGAAGGTCCAGTTAATCTGTCTGAAGTAAAGCAGTGGATCCAAAACCTAAGAAGACTTGGGTTTGATATTGGAATGGTCTCGTTTGACCGTTGGCAATCATTTGATATTCAAAATGAATTGAAGCAGGTGGGAATGAAGACTGATACTGTTTCTGTTGCCAAGAAGCACTATGAGGATATGGCAATGTTGGTTTACGAGGAAAGACTTGCTATGCCTGCAATTGATTTACTGTTTGATGAACTAACACAGTTAAAGATTATGAAAAATGACAGAGTTGACCACCCCCGCAAAAAGTCAAAGGACTTGGCTGATGCTGTGTGTGGAGCAATATTTGGGGCAATATCACATACCCCAAAAAATATAGACACTGAAGTAGAGGTTCATACTTTTAAGGATAGACCAAAGACTCCAGAAGAGCAATTTGACTTGGAAAGTCGCAATGTGATACAATATAAACCTAGCCAAATAGAAGAGATAAAAGACTATTTGGACAGACTAAAAACACTATAAAAATAAGGAGAAATACCGAATGAATTCATTCAAGAAAATCGCACTAGCCGTGGTTGCAGCCATGACTTTGGGCATGGTCGCCGTAGCACCTGCAAATGCTACAGTAATGACAGTAGCGGTAACGCTAGATGGAACAGCAAATACAACTAATGGTGTAATTGCTACCCCTGCCACATTGCCAGTACCAGCAGATAACACAATTGATGCAGCAGATGCACTACGCTTTGTGGCAACAGTAGCAGCAGGAACAT